TTTGCAACCATTACGGCAACCTTTCAAGAAGTAGCGGAGGCGTAAAAGTGCCAACTGTCCCCCAATCAATACAAGAACAAATTCAAATGCTCGAACCTTCGGCGGTGATCGAGTTATTCCAATTGCATTTAACGTTGGCAGTAAATGGAACTGATACCGTTTACTATTACCACGCGGGAACCAATGAAGTTTATGGAGATATAGTTTTTAATTCAATTACTTATAGTGCCGTACCTTGTGAAATGGACGGGTTCAAACGAACAGCAACGGGAACACTACCAAGACCAACTTTTACTATTGCTAATACTAATAGTGCTATTTCTGTTTTATTAGCTGCTTATAATCCGTTAAATGCAAAAGTCGTAAGAATAACAACGTGTAAAAAATTCCTTGATGCTGTTAATTTTACAAGCGGAACTAATGCAACGGCTGACCCGACCGCAATCTTTGAGGCTGACGATACTTGGTATATCGATAGGATCGCATCTGAAAATATGAATTCTGTTCAGTTTGAGTTGTCAACAAGAATGGATTTATTAAATATAGCTTTGCCACGTCGTCAAGTCTTGGAGCATTGCCCGTGGGAATTTAGAGGGACGCAATGCACTTATGCCGGAGCTGATTCAACTTGTGGACATAAATATTCAGACTGTGTTGCAAAGTTCCCTGGTAAAAACGAATTACCATTTGGAGGGTTCCCAAGTGCAAGACTTCAGATGTGATGCAAAAAAACACGCCTTAGAGGAACACCCAAAAGAGGCGTGCGGTGTTGTTGTTAATGGAAAATATTTCAGATGTCGAAACGTAGCAGACAAGCCTGAAAATGACTTTATTCTTGAGGCTAGAGATTATGTAAAGGCAAGATCAAATGGTAAGATTGATGCGATTATTCACTCACACCCGAAGGGAGGAAAAGAAAGCCCGGCGGATCAAAAAGCTTGTTCACGCACAAAGATCAACTGGCATATTTATTTAACTCCTAAAGATGAATGGTTAACTATCAATCCTTAGTCGGTTTAAATTGGGAATATGGAAAAAGTGATTGTTTTGGTTTAGTTAGAAATTATTTTAAATTATTAGGCGTTGAACTTCCTGAATATGAAAGGCCAAAAGATTTACAAACTTGCGAAAGTATATTTTTAGATCAATTACCCAAAAAAGGTTTTAAACAAATACCAATTAATCAAAGATTACCGAATGATGTACTGGTAATGCGTCTAGGAACAAAAACAGCAATGCACGCGGCGATATTGCTACCTAATGAAATAATCTTGCATCAAAAGCAAAATTCTCTTTCATGCGTAGAGGTTTATAGGTTCTACTATGTAGAGAGAACAGAGGCAGTTTTTAGATATGCAACGGGTGCTACTCCTAGATGAGTTAGGAGAAAAATTTGGCCCGGTGCATGAGTATCACAACTTAAGAACGCCTGTCGATGCAATTAGGCTTTTATGTATTAACTACCCTGAATTTTCAAGAGAATTAATTGAATCAGGTGAAAGAGGTGTTGGCTATAAAGTGATTCAATCGGAAACAGAATTTGAGTTAGAAGATATGTTGCTGCCCTTTGGCAGTAAGGATTTAATTATTGCGCCTGTCATTGCTGGTAGTGGCAACGCTGGAAGGATTGTTTTAGGTGTTGCATTGATTGGTTTAGCAGTTGCGACGGGTGGCGTTTCGTTAGGTGCTACAGGGTTTGTTGGTGCTTCTGGTATTCCGTTAGCGCCGCACCTGGCAGCGTCATATTCAACAACAATGGCGGCTATTGCAATCGGTGGAAATATTGGTATTGCGTTAACTCTTGGCGGTATTAGTCAAATGTTGTCACCGCAACCGCAAGAGGCGCCAAAGTTTACACCGGGCGCAACGTCAACAGATCGAGGGCCAGGTTCAATTGTTAGGGGTTCCGATGGTCGTCAATCTTACGCATATCAAGGCGCAATTAATAGCGTTGGAGCTGGCGCAACAATCCCCGTGGTTTTTGGTAAAGCTTTAATAGGAAGTCATATTGTAAGCGCAGATATGCAAGTAACAGACGAATCAGACCCCTTAAACGAATGGATAAAAACGCCTTCACCCGATACGATGAGGATTCAAGGTGAAAAGTTAGATTCTGTTTTTAAAGAAACGTCTGGAATTAAATCAAGGTCGTTAAGTGCTTCTGATGTAAATTCAATTATTGGAGGTTCAACAACAAAATATTTAGCGGCGCCGCATCAATTAAATTTAACAAGTAATACAAGGCAGCAAGTAGTAGGCGGAAACATACCGGGAGAATTTAGCGGTGCAACTGATGTTGCAAGATTTCAAATTGCTTTTAGGTTAAACAATGGATTATATGACGAAATTGCAGGGGCAGGCAGTACAAAAGTTGATGGTTTTGTAACGTTTAAAATTATTGTAGAAAATACAGATTTAAGCAGTACGCCCGATGTTGCAACGATACAAGTAACAGCGCAGGGGTTAATGTCGGGTTCTCAATCTTATTCGTGGGTGCATTGGTTTACTTATGGAAAAATTGAACACAAAGATAATTATTTAGTATTTGTTGAGCCTGTTGATTATAGCGCTAACTTAAATATTAATACTTTAGAAGTGCTTCAAGTTGGTTATTACTTTGTAAACCCTGATACTTAAAAGAAATGGGCTTAAATTCTACTTCTACTATTAAGATAATTGATCTTCTTTGTGAGGGTACAATTGATGGAATAGTTAATTCTGAGAAAGGGATATATTTAGATGAAACACCAATAAAAGCAACAGATGGAACAAGAAATTTTGATAGTGATTCTGTTAGCTGGGATTTCAGACTAGGCGCAGCCACGCAATCTAGGTTAAGCGGTTATTTAGACGACGGAACCGCAACAGTTACAACGGTGAATGCTGAAGTTGGTTCTAATTATAGTGAAACACTTAATTCTACTAATGAGGTTTCATCTAGAGATTATGGGCAAGGACAAGTTGTTCGGCAGATAACAGATACAGATGTTGAGTCTTTCCATGTTTTATTTTCTATCCCTGCATTATTTTCAACAGCACAGGAAGGTTTAGCAAAAGGTCAATTATTTAATGCAACTGTTCGTTTGCTTGTTTATGTGCAACCTCAAGGGGGGAGTTATTCACAAGTTTATCAACGAGTTATTACGGGAATAAGTACAACTGATTACCAAGTCAAAACGCCAAAAATCCAATTACCTGGTCAAGGTCCGTGGAATATAAAGGTTAAAAAAACAACAAATGGTGAAAATGATTTTGAGATTAGCTACACAGATTTTGACGAGGTTTCAGCAAGTACACCACTAGCAACAAGTAGAGGTAATAGGGTTTTTTGGACAAGCATCATAGAAAAGCAAGAATTAAGAAGTGCATACCCTTATACGGCTTGTGTTGGTTTAAGTCTTTCAACAAAGCAATTTACATCTATTCCAACGAGGGCTTATTTGATACGTGGGGTAAAAGTTGAGGTTCCACATAATACGCATGTTAGAGAAGATGGAAGCCTTGAATTTATTACTGATTTAGCTTTTAACGGGTCTTTGGTTACTCGGTGGACTACGTGCCCTGTTTGCATTTTTTATGCAATGCTTACAAATAAAGTATGGGGGGCGGGTGATTTCATAGCGTCGTCTTCTTTGAATTGGGTTGATTTATATCCGTTGGCGCAATATGCAAATCAATTAATTACCACCCCAGACGGTACGCAAGAGCCGAGATTCGCAATTAATACAGTTGTAGGTAATCGGGCTGATGCGTATTCAGTCGTAAGAGATTTAGCAAGCACCTTTAGGGGCATGACCTATTGGGCAAGCAATACAATTCAAGTTACGGGAGATCATGGAAATTTAGACGGTTCCGACGTTTCACCTGTTCATCTGTATAACAATTCAAATGTCACTGATGGTTTATTTAATTACGCGGGTTCATCGTTAAAAACTAGAAGTACATCCTTACGTGTTCAATATAACGACCCAGATAATTTTTATAAATCAAATTTTGTTGTTGTTGAAGATTACGACTTAATCACTAAGTACGGGTATCAAACAAAAGACATAGTTGCTTTTGGGTGTACTTCAAAATATCAAGCGCAAAGGTTGGGGCGTTGGATGATGGCGGCAGAGGAATTAGATCAAGCCGTTATAAGTTTTTCAACTGGTTTAGAAGGCGTTGCAGTTTTTCCGGGGCAAGTTTTCGCGGTTGCTGATGGAATGAAACAAGGGGCAAGATTAGCTGGAAGAGTTTCAAGCGCAACAACAACAGCGATCACTTGTGATCAAACAATTTCTTTACCCGCTGGGTCTAATCATCAAATAACTTGCATCATGCCAGATGGTGATAGAGAAATTAAAGATATTAGTTCTGTTGCTGGAGCCGTTGTTAATTGTTCAGCGTTTAGCGCCGCACCTCAAGCACAAAGCGTATGGTCTATTTCTTCTACTACCGTTGTTGAGCAAAAATTCAGGTGTCTTTCTGTTGATGACAATAAAGATGGTACTTATTCAATAACAGGAACAGAATTTAATGATTCGATTTATTCAACCGCTGATACTGGAACAGATATTGAGTATGAAGATGTAACAACATTTGATGATAACCCAACGGCAATAACTGGTTTGGGTTGGGCATTTGCTGAAGTTAGAATTAACAACAATACAATTAATAGAATTACATGGAATTGGACAAGAGGTACAAACGGCTCAAGCATTCTTTTTGATATTCGATACAAAATAGGCGGAGGTAGTTATATAACAACTTCAACAACAAATACTATTTTTGATGTGGATAGCCTGGTATCAGGTACACAATTAACTTTTGAAGTTCGGGCGGTTGGCCCTGCCCCAGTTCGTAAAACATCGCCTTGGACATCTCAAACAATTACTGTTCCTTCACCTGGTTCAGGCGGTGGCGGTGGCGGTGATCCAACACCTGGCCTTTTACCTCCTGATCCTGTTGCTGTCAGCGTTCAGGCTTCTAGCAAAGATGAAGTGACTTTTAGGTGGTCAATTCCTACAACATGGGGCGGTAATAGTTCAGATTTAATATCAATTATTCGCCATTCAAATAAAACTGATGGCACGGGCACATGGGCCGATTCAACACTATTAAGAGAAGTTCAAGCAAGAACTGATTCAGTCGTTTTAGATTTATTAGAGGGTGAATATATGGTTAAGTTTAAAGATAAGCTCGGAAATAAAAGTAGTAATGAAGTTAGCGCGATAATAGATTTGCCTGATGCGTTACCAAGATTAAATCAAACAGTAAGAAGAGAAGATACAGACACCCCACCATTTCAAGGTCAAAAATATAACGTTGCCTACTCTAACGAATACGACGCCTTAACCCTGACAGGTACAGATTTATGGGATGATCACATGGCAGATATTGATACATGGGGATCAATTGATTTTCTTGGATCGCTTCACACTTTGGGAACTTATTATTTTAATAACGTCGTTGATTTAGGCGGAATATTTACTTGCATTTTCAAAAGGAAATTAACAACAAGGGGTTTACTTCCTAATGATACGATTGATGATCGTGCAACAAATATGGATAGGTGGAGTGACTTTGATGGAGCGTTAGCAGATGAAACCACGGCAAATCTTTATTTTAGAAAAAGCAACGACGCGCCAAGCACTGACGACATAATCACAGAAGATGGAGACAAAATCTTATTAGAAGATGGCAGCGATTTATTGCAAGAGAGTTCACAAACTTACGGCGTTTGGACCCCGATGGAATCAGGCAGATATACCGGGCGCGTCTTTCAATTTAAGGTTGATTTATCTAGCACAACAGTTGATCAAACCCCCATTGTCGATGAATTAGGCTTCACCCTGCAATTTGAAAATAGAACCGAAAGCGGCGGTTTCGAGTCGGGAACAGGTGCAAAGGTTGTTACGTATGCAAAAGCTTTTTATCAAACACCCAAACTAGGCATTACCGCAAGCGATATGGTAAGCGGTGACAGATATGCAATTAGCAGCGAAACAAGAACAGGTTTTACAATTAATTTCTATAATTCGTCAGGTTCGGGAGTGAGTCGCAATTTTCAATTTCAAGCAAACGGTTATGGGGCCGAGGGCGCTTAAAAATACTAATCTTGCTATGACTGTCTAAACTGAAAGCATATTAAGGCGACATAGTAAAAAATGGCGACTCACGATTATGTTTTAGCTAACCAGTCTGGTTCAAGTTTTCGTACAGATTTAAATAACGCATTAGCGGCGGTTGTTACTGGTAACAGTTCAGGAACGGAACCCTCTACGACATACTCTTATATGGAATGGAACGACACCTCAAATGGTGTTAAAAAAATTAGAAACTCATCGAATAACGCATGGGTAGAATTATTTCAACTTGATGGAACGTTGACAATGGAGGACGGAGCCGAAGCTACTCCTGGTCTTGCTTTTAAGGATGATTTAAACACAGGTATTTGGTCAAGCGCAGCGGATACTTTTAATATTTCAACGGCAGGGAGTAAACGGATTGAAATTACTTCTGGGGGGAATGTTGGTATAGGTTGTACGCCCGCTAGAGATTTTCAATTATATAGAAGTAGTGGTAATGCCCAGTTTTCGATTACATCAGGAACAAGTAATAGTGCTTATCTAAATTTAGGTGATACTGATGACGATAATATTGGCGGTATTTATTACGATAATGGCAATAATCGGATTGTATTCCGAGCGAATACTACTGATATTGCGCGGATGGAATCAGATGGCACTTTAAGAGTAATCGATGGAGATTTAAAAATAGCTACAGCCGGACACGGTATTGATTTTAGTGCTAATTCTCATGCTGGAGGAATGACAAGTGAGACGTTAGACGGGTATGAAGAGGGCACCTGGACATGTGGCTTATTTGATCAAAGTTCTGGTGGAAATGAATTTAGTGGTTATACAGGAGATAGAGTAGGAAATTATACAAAAATAGGTGACACTGTTACAGCATGGTTTTATGCCAGAACAAATGGCTCTCTATCAGGAATGACATCTTCAAATCAGTTATTTATTCAAGGATTACCTTTTACTTGTTCTAGTGCTGCAGAGGGCGTTATTGTTGCTATTGCTTCAAGTACACAAGCCACAGCTCAGTCAACATTAGGTACAATTTTTGCTCAATTAATGGTTAGTTCAACATATATGAGAATAAAAAAGAATTTTGGTGACACATCTAGTCCATATTCAATGCAAAGTTTATTAATTTCTGAATGGGAGGGTGGAAATGGTGCAAATATTCAAGGAACTATTACATACAAAGTTTAACAACATCAGACCGTTAGCACGTCTATAAACTAAGCCTAATTTAAACCTGTTTCGTTTAATCAAACGTTCCTAAAAATCATGGCTATTACAAAAGAGATTACCTACGATAAGAAAGAAATCGTAGGTGATTATGCACTTTTACAAATACGAAAAGCAACAGTCATAAAGGAGGATAATAAGGAGATTTCTAGATCATTTTACAGATATGTTCTAGAACCCGGAACTTTAGACGCCTCGGATAATTTAATTGATAATCCATTAAATAAAGAACCAGATGGAGTAACAGTAATTCCACAGGAAATTAAAGATTTATGTTCTGTTATTTGGACAACTTCTATTAAGAATGCTTGGAAAGCTAAATTAATTGCAGATAAGACAAGCGATTCTGGATCTTGATTACACTTGCCAGCGTTAAAGATCGTTCATATATTACGAAGACATATTAAACCTCTATGACAACTCAAGAAAGCGAATTGCAAGCGGCAAAAACTCGACTTGAGGCAAATTTAGCAAGTTTACAAAAAATACAAGATGATATTAAAAAGCTTCAAGAAGATGGGCAGAAATTAACGCAACCAATTTTAGAAGATAAAGGAATTGTAAGAGTATTAGAAAAGATCATTGGCGAGGACAAAGAAAAAACCGATTAAAATAAAAGTAAAAAATGGCAGATCGAAAAATTAGCGCTTTAAGTGAATTAACGGCGCCTGTTGCTGATGATGTAATTCAGATTATTGATTCAAGCGAGTCTTCTAACTCTGCCAAAAATAAGAAAATACAATATACGACCCTATTAAGAAACTTGCCGTCAGGAAGTAATACGACACCCTCTTTAGGTTGGTTAGCTGATAGTGGCGCGACAGGTCTTTATAGATCGGCTGCTAATACTCTTTCTGTTTCGATCAATCAAACCTTAGTCGGTTCGTTTCAATCAAGCGGGTTGCAACTAGGCGCGGGCACTCCGGCGGCTCAATTCCATACCTTTTCAACTGATACGACAGATAATTGGATTGCAGAATGTACCGATACCGGGGCAGATACAGCCCCCGACCTTGTTCTATATAGAAATTCTGCCAGCCCTGCTAATGCTGATAATTTAGGCAACCTTGTTTATAGAGGTGAAGATTCAGGCGGTAACGCTCACGACTACGCATCAATCGCCGCGTCAATTAAAACCGTAACCAATGGCGGGGAAGATGGCATTCTTGATTTAATGTCGTCAGCTAGTGGAACACTTGCTTCAAGAATCAGATTATCAGCGGATAAAGTAGGCTTTGGTGAAACTGTCCCTCTCTACCCTGTTCATATAACAACCGCTGGAGCTGGTACGGCTTTATGGGTTGAATGTAGCGCTAACGATGCAGGGTCAACGGCTGATATAACTTTATTTTCTAGAAGGGGGGCGTCTGGAGCTGGTCAAGATAATGACATCCTATCAACCATATTTTGCAGGGGTAAAAACGACGCGGGAACGCCTGAGCAAATAGATTATTCTGCGATTGAATCAAAAATAATAGATGCAAGTGATGGAACAGAAGACGGACAAATAAATTTCAAAGTAATGGACGCGGGAACATTAACAACTCAATTCTCTATTGATGCAAACTTATTAACCGTTGGAGATGCTGTAAACATTGCAACTAATACAAGTACAGGAACAAAGATTGGAACAGCGACAGGGCAAAAGATTGGTTTTTGGAATGTAACGCCAGTTGATCAACCCGCCGCCGTTACTGATTTAACGGTCACGGCTTCTAGTGGTTCTTTGCCTACTCCTAACGGATCAGTGACTATTTCAAATGCTGCCAGTCCTACTAATGCAGAATTGCTTGAGTACTGCGTTGAACTAGAGGCAAAGCTAGAGGCCGCGTTGGCTCGTTTGCGTGAGGCTGGTTTGATTGCAACTTAAGCATTAAATACAAAGGCATTAACGCGATAAAACAAAAGCCAAGAGTTGCAATGGTTATGGGTAAAGCTTTTAACAATGCGTCTTTAATTATTTCATTCATGTAAAGCTTAAAACCTTTCTTTTGCTTATTATGGCGACATAGCAGCATTAAAACCAATGGTCAGAAAAATTATTGATGGGTTAGCGGTTGCCTCTTTTGTTTTAACTGCTGGAATTATTGTCGGGGGATATTTTGGTTATAAATACGTGACCAGCCCACAAGGTCAAGCAAAAATAAAAAATGCAATTATGGGGGATTTAAAAAAGGCAATGCCTGATCAAATACAAAAGCAATTACCCAAAGTAACGGGGTTGGGTCTTCCTATGTAATGGACATACCAGATATAAGAATCCCAGATATAGCAATTAAATCAATACCGCCTATAAGAATTTTAAAAATCCCCCCAGAAAAGGCTTTAGGTTTTCCGCCGCCTTCTATCCTTTTACCCGGTTGTTATAAAAAACACCGCGACGCAAGGCCCACAAATACACAAATAATTGAAGATGATCCGACGGGTAGTTATTGGGTTTGTTCTAATGGTCCATTACCAACAATAAAACCTCTTGAATATAACGCTGCAAAAATCAAATATTCAAACGATAAAAGACAAGAATCAACAGAAGAAAAATCAAATACAGATTTTCAAGCGCAAGAGTCAGATATTCCAGAGAAGAAAGAAGACGACGAGGTATTTGTTCCTTGTCCCGGTCCTAAAGATCAAAAGATGGGTGACTTTCGTAATGATAAGCGGTTAGAACGTGTCATTGGTTGGGAAATTAGCGACGATGGGGGGGATTGCATCACGCTTTATGAATCAGTTAAATTTATCGACACTTACTTTCCAAGTTTGCCTACTGCCCTTAGTACTGCTTCTATTGCTTTGGTCGCTGCCACTGTTCCATTATTGGTTAACCTTATAAAACCAGCGGTTAAAAATTTAGTTAAAAAACTTACTGGGAAGAAGAAGAAGAAATAATTTTGTGATTATGTTTTAAAATTTGATTTGGCTTTTCTATAATCTCAACGTCTTTGCAAATTGAATAATAAGGGCTTGATTCTTTCAGGCGGTAGCCTTTAGATAACAGCTCGGCACAATTTTTATATCTCGCTATATGCCAGTCCATTTCAAGGTTTTTTAACTTCTGATTTTGTAGGTTTATTTGTGTATTAGCAGCCCTCAAACAAGCATCTTGAAATCTTTTATCAAGTGGGATAATAAAGCTTAAAGTTACACCGGTATTTAATGAATATGCGTCCTTGTTAGAGCCTGCATAATTTTGTTGCCAATATAAAATTTCTCCGGGGTTATCTGGTACGCCGTCGCCTATGTCGTTCCCGTCGTCGTCGGTATCCCCTATTAAATCGGTTGGATCATATACAGGGGTTTTATAAGTATGGTTGAAAGGCTTTCGATAATTAGCCCCGAATTGTGTATATGGTTGAAGCGCCATCGTCGCGCCTTGACATTGAATTTGGGTTGGCCCATAACTGTTAGTCGTCATGTTGCCAGTCGTTTGTTGTATTGCAATATTTGAGACTGACCCGTTATTAGATTGTGAAACTGCGTTAGCTAATACTTGTGAAGGGAATAAAAATAATAACGCCGCTATTTTGTAAATACTGAAGTTGAGGTGGTTGTTGATTCTGTAATTATGCTTCTGTTCAAAGTAGTTACATTTGAGAGCGAAGGCCCAGAATAACTTTCCACAAATTGAAAGGCGTTGCCTGATGTTGGTTCCGTCAGTGTCCAGTTTGGTTTTGTAGCGAAGTTTTGCCCTGTCCATTTATAGCTTACGCCGTCTGTAGTTCCTGAGATTTGCACCGCGTCAGGTGACATATTGCCGCCGTCGTGCGTAATGCCTGACCCTGAAACCGAATAAGAAAACCCCGTATTATAGTCTTTTGAAACAATACTCTCAATCGTTGAAGAACTTGAAACCGTAGTACTGGACATAGTACCCGTTGTAAAACCACCAATAGGATTAGAGAAACTAGGCGTTGCATATAAGAAAAATAAAAGGCATAAACGTTTCATTATTCCAAAGTTAAAGTCGTCGTATATTGGCCCGTGATAGTGGTTCCTGTTGCTGTTCCCGGTGTAAGAGTTAAAGCGCCATCTTTCCCGACTGCAATAGTTCCTGTTCCCGCTGTTCCCACTGATGTCGAGGTGATGTTAGAAAATGGCGGGATTTCTCCGACTGTTATAGCTGTAACGGTATCATCGCCTTCAGTATAGCTTTGAGAAAAACTGAATTGACTTCCATTTACTGCTTGACTTGGCGTTATTGTGGTTAGTGAATTAACACCATTGGTGGCAGTTCCTAGCCCTCCAATTACTCCGGCAGTTGTTCCGTCAGTTGTTGCAACGCCATTACCACTTACTGAATATTCATTGGCTTGACGGGTTAAAACTGAACCCGGAGCTGCAATAGAAATAGAGGCGCTTGACTGGATAGTGTGCGTTATATCTGCTTTTACTGGAATAGCAGCGAGAAGAAAAGCAAAGGGGATTAATAGTTTTTTCATTGGAGTTTGCCGTCGGGGCCAATAGTTCTATTCGTAATGGGATCAACGCGGCTTTCACCTGTTGGAACAATCTTTACAGGGGTTTCAATTCTGATTGTTTGATATTGCTGGTTTGCTGAAACCTCGGCTAATGCTGCTTTTAATTCTTCTATTTCTTTTTTATCAGATCCGTTTTTGTCTTCCTTCTTCTTTCCTTGATTTGCAACTGTTACGCCCAGTGAACCAAGTAGACCACCTAAAATTCCGGCGGCATAGGTAGCGTCGATTCGTTGATCAGCTACCCACCATTTGCTATCAGGTAACTTGATATAGGCTAATGAAATTATGGTAATACACCAAGCTATTAGAACAGTTTTTACCCCTGTCGAGAGATAGAACAAAACCATTTCTTGATAGGCTGGCGTGTCATCCTCGTCTTGTATAACTTTTTTGTCTATTGGTTTTTCTGGTGGTTTTTCTTTCATATGCCGCCATAGCAAAGAATGATTAATATTACAATAGCTTCAAAAAACGTCTTGTGACCGAGATTGGCGCAGCCATAGTGTCAGGTGCTTTTGTGTACCTCGCTATGCAAGCCAAAAAAAACTCAGAGTTAAAGGTTGAAATCTTTACGCGCTTAAATCGCCTAGAGCAAACAACCGCAAGACTAGAAGAACGCTGCCCTATGAAAACTACTAGATGAATCATTTAATTCAA